ATTGTTGTAACGTCTAGGCCAAATGCCTGCAGATTGTTTCTAACATTATATGCCATCCCATCAACACGTTCCTGCCTTGTATATTTAAGAATAGGAACGGGGGCCTCTGGATTGATTCTATCGCAGGTTCCATAGACATATTGGTCTATGCAACTATCACCGATAAGAAGAACCTTGAATTGTTTTTGTAGTGGAGTAATCTCCGATCCTATCGAAGAATCTGACTTCTTTTGCATATTGAGAACCTACAACTTCCTTACCTTTCCAATCAGAACCAACAACCATTATATCAGGTTTAATAGCCTCAACCAATCTTTCCAGTTCTTCTTTCGTATTAAAAGTGTATACCGTATCAACACCTTTAATGCAACACATTTGATAGACTCTATCTTCAAGAGGATAAATTGGTCTATCAGAACCTTTTGCCTGTGCTACTTTTTCATCAGTATCTAGAGCAACAGAAAGTTGCCCCAAACTAGAAGCATATTGAAGCATTGAGAAATGTCCCTTATGTAGAACATCAAAACAACCATTAACGAAGACTTTCATATACCTCCATAATACCTTGTTCGAGTCCAGTATAGTTTAAATCAATACTGTAATTTCCGCAATAGGCATTTCCCTTCTCATTTTCTTCGATGAGAATAGGAACCTGATGAGAATCGAGTCCGTTTACCATCTCTGCAATATCACTCAAATAATATTTACGATCATATACGCAGTTTAAGTTCTTTGGTTGAATTCCAGATGACACTTCCAAACTATACTTAAGAACCTTATACAAATCCTTCACATAAAATAAGTCAAAGAGTTTATCTTGAAAGATTGTGATTGGCTCTTTGTTTTTATATTTTTTGATTGCTGTTTTTAAAAATCTATGGTCATCTTCGAGAACACCAAAGCATCCATAAATTTTTAAATTAGTTCCTCCAGGGTGTTCTTCGGTAGACCTAGACATACAATACTTTGAAAATCCATATGGTGTGTGAGCAATTTTCCCACTACCATACAAAGATGCTCCACTATCGAAATGAATAAAACGATCAACTTTATATGAGATGATGTTCTCAAACATTCTCATATTATCAAAGTAAACTAACAAGTCATCTTGAGAAACTCTGCGGCCTCCTAAAACAGCAGCATGAACAACCGCATCATATTCAAAACCATTCTTATCAAAATATTCTCTTACTGACTTATTATCAATTAAATTGAGTTCTCTTGAAGATGGTGCAGTTACTTCAAATCCATCTTTTTTAAGAAGAGGAATAATTTCTCTGCCAATAAAACCATTACCGCCAGTAAAAAATATTCTCTTATTTGTCATGCTTCCATCCAGCACCTTGTCCTAGAAGTTTCTCAAGTTCTTCGTCCTTGATTGCGTAGAAGTTCTCTTCCGAAGGGAACTTAAGGTCTCTGACTTCATTAACATAATCAGTCAAAGCAGATTGAATCATCTGACCTGCCTCACAATATCGTTTAACAAACTTGGACTTGAACTCCCAGAAGAGTCCAACCAAATCATGCATAATAACAAGTTGACCATCAACTTTATCACCAGCACCAATACCATACACAGGAATATCAAGATTGGTAGCAATCATTTCAGCAGATTCTCTAGGCATACCTTCAAGTAGAAGGAATGTGCATCCAGCATCCTGAAGACGGAGAGCTTGATCAAGAATAATCTTTGCCTGGTCTGCAGTCTTACCCTGAACTCGATATCCACCAAGTTTTGCTCTAGTATGTGGAGTCAGACCAAGGTGACTCATCACCATGATACCCGCATCACAGATTGCCTTGACCCTCTCTACCATACACCCTTCAACCTTAACTGCATCCATGCCTGCTTGAATGAAGTCACCAGCGTTCCTAACTGCTTCTTCATTAGATACTTGATAGGACATGTAAGGCAAATCACCTACAGTAAAGGCACGACTTGATCCTCTTGCAACTGCTCTAGCAGAGCGAAGCATATCGTCCATAGTGACAGGAATTGTGCTCTTGTATCCTAAGGTAGTCATGCCAAGAGAATCACCAACCAAAATCCAGTCAACTCCAGCATTATCTGCCATCAAAGCCTGGGGATAATCATAGGCAGTAACACCAACCGTCTTTACATTATTCTGTTTTTGCTTGCGTAACTTTAGGATAGTTACTTTGTCTTTATTATCAGCAGGCATATCAGTCTAGAGGCTTAATAATCATATTATCATAGAATTCCTCCCTCGACAAGAAAGGATACATATCTTCTAGGGGTGGTGCGCTAATTGTTCCATCTGGGTTCTTTCTACCTTGCATCGTAGGAACAACTTCTTGCCACTTCTCGCAAATGACTTCGCAGATGATTGGTCCATCATAGTCAAGAGCATATTGAACAGATGATTTTATAGAATTACCATCAGCATACACATGCTCAATACCATAACTCTTTGCAATGCGACGAATATCTGGAATAGAAACTCCACTAGATCTATCAGTTCCAATCTCTCTACCATCAAAGAACTTTTTCTGTGTGGTGCGAATAGAAAGATATCCATCATTATTCCAAACAAATAACTTTACTGGAAGGTTGTAATGTTTGATTGTTTGAAGTTCTTGAATGTTCATCATAAATGAACCATCACCGGTTACTCCAATAACTTCTCCACCTTTAGCAAAAGCAGCACCAATACAAGCAGGAATAGTAAATCCCATTTCTGCTTGAGAACTGGAGGTAATATATCTCTGGTGACCTTCAATCTCTGTTGCCTGAGAACAAACATAGAATGCAGAACCAGCGTCTGATATCACCACATCATTTATACGCTTACTCTCATTCAATACTTTCATAAAGTAATAAAGATCTACTTTATCTGATGGATTCTCGTCAGGACAGACAGGCCACTTCTTCTTCCACAGGCGACAGATTTCATTCCAATCATTTTTTTCACGCTCAAACTTATTAAGAGTGAGGAAGTCTTTAGCATCTCTGTGAATAAACCAATCAATATCAACAGTATTCTTTGAATGCTCATCTTTATCAATATCAACTACAACAACAGTTGCATCTCTAGCAAATGTTTTGTAGTTATATCCAGTGACAGGAACAGGAAGACGGCAACCAATTACTAAAAGAAGATCGCAGTTCTGCATTGCAAAGTTACCCGCACGAGTTCCTTTGATACCTACCCTACCTACAAAATTCGAGTAGACAGAAGGAAATAGATCAACTGCATTATATGAAGTGACTACAGGAATGTTTGTTGACTGAACAAAATCAACAAACTCTTCTCTAGCTTGAGCACAGTTAATACCATTACCAGCGAGAATCAATGGACGCTCTGCTTTCTCAATCAGTTCAGTAATGGTAGTAAACTGAGCCCCTTGTACGTCCATAGGAATATCAATCCATACAGGACCAGGACGACCGTGAGTAGCAATCCGAATCGCATCTTTCATTACCTCATCAATGTCTTGAGGATCATTAACTATCACTGCATACTTAGTAATAGGTTTCACAATATCAATGATATTTGCTTCTTGCACACCAAGGTTTCTACTACCTTCTGGTGCCATATGAGGACGGTTAACATTGCCAGACACAAAGATGACAGGAACACTATCCTGCCAGGCATCTAGGAGTCCTGTAATTGCATTGGTGCCCCCACACCCTGTGGTTACATTGACTGCGGCAAGACTGTTATTATATTTGGCGTATGCCACAGCAGCCATAGCAGATGCCTGTTCGTGATGATTGCACACAGGTTTAATCTTACCGTGAGCAGCAACTGCATCATTGAGGTGCATTGCCCCACCACCAGTTACAAGGAAGATATGTTCACATCCTGCTTTGTATATCTGGTCAATTACATAATCTGCTACTCTCATAGTTTGAACGATGCGGTTACAGTTCCAATATATTCGATCATCTCTTCCGTAATTGTAGGAGAACAACCAACGAAGAATACATTATCAAGAACCTTGCAAGCATTTGGATAGTTCTTGTAATAATCAAGATGACTATATCCAGGGTGCATCAGAATGTTGCCAGCAAAGTAATTACGAGTTTGAATCTTGTTTTTCTCCAAGTGTTGTGTCAATGCATTCTTGATTTCTGCATTGTCGCAGATAATAGGAACACCAAACCAACTTGTCTCTGCCTGTGGCAGTTCATTTACACTGCGGACACCAGGAATCTTCTCAAGGTGTTCTTGAATTGATTGCTTATTCTTACGACGCAGTTGATGAATCTCATCTTGCTTATCGAGTTGCACTGTGCCCAGAGCACCTTGGAAATCCATTGGCTTCAAATTGTATCCCATCTGAGAATACACATACTTGTGGTCAATGATACCATCATACTTCTCAATCCACTTGTCAAATCGCTTGCCACAAGTTCCACAAGACAACAGATTCTGTTGGCCAACACAGTAGCAATCACGTCCCCACCAAGCAATGCTGCGGGCAATGTTGATCAAGTCTGTGTCATCAGAGGATACCATACCACCCTCACCCGTGCAAATATGGTGTGCAGGGTAGAAAGAACAAGAAGCAGCAATAGAGTGGTCAGTCAGATAATGACCATTCCACTTACTACCAAGAGTATCGCAATTATCAGAAATCAGTTCAAGTTTATATCGGTCACAGATATCCAGAATGGCATCATAATCATATGGATTACCAAGAACAGGAGAAGAGAACAACGCCTTAGTTCTTGTAGTAATCTTATCTTCAATCTCTTCTATGTTCCAGTTCAGGTCACTAAAATCAATATCAACAAAAACTGGTTTTAGACCATTCTGAACAATGGGTGCGATGGTAGTTGGAAATCCAACACAAGACACAATAATCTCATCACCATCTGCCCACCCAAAATACTTCTTCAGTGCGGCAAGCATAACCAAGTTGGCAGAACTACCAGAGTTCACCATCAAGGAAGATTGCTTATTGAACTTCTTGGAGAACAGACGCTCAAACTTATTAACTTCTTCACCCGATGCTAACCACTTACCCTTAAGGAAGCAGTTAAAAATAGTCTCAACTTCTCTGCTGTCCCAATAAGGACCAGAGTAGTAGACAGGCGATTCTCCAGGAATAAACTTCCTGCGATTGGCCATATATGGATAGAGACCCTCTTCACCAGAGATAGACTCTAAAAAATCTTTTACTTGCTTCATCAATCTCCTACAATAGAACGAATGTGGTCTGCAACATCTTCACTAATTATACCATATAACCACTGATATTGGTCACCATATTCCTTAATGGTTTCCATAGTTCCCACACCAGCGGCATGAAGGACACTGGTTCTCAAAGGTTCTTTAGTCAGAGGATGATCAATATAAACTTCTCCATCTTTCATGTAAAGTTCTTTCCAACTCTCACAATGGCCAGTCTGTCCCCACTGGTTATAAATTCCATAAGTAACACCACTACCATCTCTATCTACAATCTCACTGGTGTATTTCTCCTTAGCATGAAAAATATGATTCCAAGTATCTTGTTCATTACGAATCATAGGCCAAGGTCGATAAGTAAAAGTCCTACCATCACTTTGCTCAGCAACAAACTTATTGAAATCTCTCCATTCATACCAGAATGCTTTATCGTTTGATGCGACAAAACCTGCATTCAAAAACTCATTAACACCAATTGTTCCATTGTCTCCATAGGGAGCATAGAAAGGACTCACACAAGGATTGGCAGCACCTGCCTTACCATATGGGTTGTTATTGCGAACACCAATCAGTTCTGCTTCAGAGTTAATCACACGGTCAAGACTACCGATACAAAAAGAGTCCGCATCCATATGAATGACCATATCATAGTCTTCCACAAAGGGAAGACAAGACATCACCATCATCCAGTCTGGATATCTAACAGTCTCAGCAAGCATCCAAGGATTATCTTTCTTGATCTCCTCAGTTTGTGCTGTATCTACAATATGAAAATCAATCTCTGGATGAAAATGATTTACAAGTTTCTTCAGTTTGTCAGGGCGAAGATGCACTGCATAGTCATCAGTACACCAAGTTGATACTGCAATCTTTTTCATTTTTTAAATGGATAATCAATAACCAACCAGCGGTTGCCATTAGCGGCACAGTTTGTTTGTGTAATATTATTCATACGAATATCATGATAGAAGAGTTTTGGTTGAATTCTCTTCGCTACACTGTCTACAAGGCAGAAGAAACTGCTATTAACACAGTGAATCTCCTTTGCATTCTCAATCAGTTTCATATAGGCCAACATATTAGTTGTCTGACCTAGAGCAATCTCAATGATCTTAGTATCGGGAATAGCACCAATCTGATTGCGTCTCCAACTCCAGAGGTCAATAGGATAATCTCCCTCTGCACTGGAGTTCTTATGGACAATAATATACTCCTCTTCCCCTTGAGTCAAGTTCTCATAGACTTCATCGGAACCAGAAATCTCTTTGGGGAGAGTGAACTTATCATAGCGTTCTTTAAAGAGAATGTTTGCTTCTTCATAGAACTGTCTATCAAAGTTTACTGCAAAGAATTCTGGTGGAGTATTTTCTCTCTTTAGATGACGATAGTAAACTTTCTCAAATCCAATACGAGTGACAGGCCATCCTTTCTCTTGTGCCCAAGGAAACATCTCTCGCTCAAGAGTTGCCCAGTCATCATTAAATGGATGGATAATGATATTATCAAAATCCTGATAGAGACATTCAATCGTCTCTTGATATCTACGATGAATAGGAATATGAAGTCTATCACAGAGTTGTTCTGCATAAGTATGGACGATGCCATTGCAGATAAAATTATCACCAAGGGAAGTGTGATGATGAAAGACTAAGTCAGGTACTTTATTCATAAGATTATTAATGATGCTTGTTCATACGATGTTCGGGAAATCCACTTATACTTTATATTAGTTCTTTCTACAAATTCTGTCCAGGCTTTCATTTCACTATTCAGATAAACTGGATTGTTCCAAATTTCATCGAAAGATATAACTGTTCCTGGAATAATTCTAGATTCTAATTGATCTAGAACATATTTGGTTGAAGAATACAAGTCACAATCAATATGAATATATGCTGCTGGATAAGAGTATTCTTCTAAAAATGATTCCAGAGTGTCTTGGAATAGTCCAACAATTAGTTCAACATTATCATTAACTTCTGGAAGTTTTCCATCTTGAGAGAAAGCACCCTTTGCTTGCCAACCATCATCCCAATCTTCTGGAAGACCTGTAAAGGTGTCAAATCCAAATACTTTACCCTCTGCTTTCTCTGAAATGATGTTGATAGTTCTACCAGTAGCAACTCCAAACTCCAACCAAAGTCCACCGATTTTTACATTATCAATAGTCTTATAAAAGTATTCTTTGCTATTCCAATTATATGGACTTAGTGCTTTAATTTCATCTACATTATTCAAGATTTATTTCTCCCGATTCATTAAATTGATAAACGCCGTCTAAATTGCCACGATACAAGTTTGCAAAGAATGCAACATTGCCAGTGTGATTAACCATATACCTACAATCAGATACACATCTCAGAGCTGCATCAAACCACTGCGACCATTCAATACTATCTGCACCATTCTTCTCCATCAGATTCCAAATGACACTATTTGATGTAGTGCTTGGAGTTTCTTCAAAGAATATAACCTTTTCGCCAAGTTCACTAATAAAATATTGAATGACTTGAGTTTGGTCTGTCTGCAAAAGAACCTTAAAGTCTGGATTCTTCACTAGAAGTTGTTTGGCAACTTCCAAATATGCTTGAGGACTAGCAAGACTAAGTTCTGTTCCTTTGTCTGTTCCACGATAAAGAACAGAGATTGTCTTATCTGGGTCAAGCGAATACTTAGATTTTAAAACACTGACTTTATCTAAGACATTCTTACTAGGGCCAAAGAACCTATCAGTGATCTGATTGTAGATATGAAAGTCATAGAGGTTTGGTTCAAACTTATTGGAATCTGGAAGTTTTACATCCGTATACAACTCCAAATCTACCTTAGGATTAATCTCATGGAAGTTAGGATAGATATCTTGCTCTGGATCTTTCTTGAAATGACGAAACCCCAGAGAGTAATCGATTCTCTCTGGGACTATACCATGACTCAAAAGAGTAAGAAGTGAATTGAATACTTGGAATTCATTAGAATAGAATCCACAATTCCAGAGACAATATAGTTCATCTAATTCTGGATGAGCCAAAAGGTCACACCCAGCATATCTCCCAGTAGTACCACTGGCAACCACATACTTACAATTCTGAAGTCTCATTATGCACCAACAACGTAATTACGAACTTTGTCTTCTTCAGTAGAAACAGGGAAGCAGATCAGATAACCCTCTTGCAGATAAGATTCGACAATGATGTGAGTATCATCAAGGAGTTCATAAACAAAGTCCAAGTTCTGTCCACCGTGCAGGGCCTTGTTCTCAAAGTTTCCGTTCTCGTAAGGACCATCTTTGTAGATACGGATATCATCGATAACAATGATGTCCTTACTTACGTCACGCTTCTGACACAAGATGCGAAGTTCTCCTTCCAGAGGAATCTTGATGTAATCGGGATCATCACGAATCACTTCACGATGAAACTCATCACGATAGGAATCTGGGAAGTGTGCATCAAGGAAGAACAATGCGGGATTCTCATCCAAGATATCCAGAACCTTAGGAAGTTCGTCGTGGCTGTTGCCCAGGTGCATTACAACACGGTCATTGTCCTTGAAGAACTCCGCTGCTTCATCATGAATACGATCAAGAATCTCAATCGAATGCATTGTCAAGTCAGGTTTCTGCAGTTGAGATACCTGAAGCAAAGAGTTCTGTCCGTAGGAATCTAGAATACCACCAGTTCCTGTTTCGACATAATGTTGAATACCAAAGTCCTCAAAAGTTGGACGAAGGTTAATTGCGTTTTGTAGTTTTGCCATCAGAGGTGTCCTTTTTTGTTTTCAATTTGTTCTTTGATCCAATTATACGTGATACGGATCCCTTCTTCAAGTGTTTGTGAATAGTCCCATCCAAGTTTTTCGCGAATCAGATCATTGTTAGAGTTTCGACCACGAACACCCAGAGGGCCATCAATATGAATCTTTTGCACTTCCTTATCGGATACTTTTGCTGCAGTATCTACCAGTTGATTGATAGTTACCATTTCCTCAGAACCAATATTTACAGGACCCATAAAGTCGGAGTCCATCAGTCGTCGAGTTGCCTCAATGCATTCATCAATGAACAAGAAGGAACGAGTCTGTAGACCATCTCCCCACACTTCGATAGCTCCACCTGTCTCTGGGAGGTAAGCGACTTTACGGCAGATTGCAGCTGGTGCCTTCTCTCTTCCACCGTCCCATGTTCCTTCAGGACCAAAGATGTTGTGGTAGCGAGCAATCCGAACAGGAATATCATGGTTCCTATTGTAAGCAAGGTAGAGTCTCTCGCTAAAGAGTTTTTCCCATCCATATTCAGAATCTGGGTTTGCTGGATATGCTGATTCTTCACGGCAATCGGGATTATCAGGATCAAGTTGATTATGCTCTGGATACATACAAGCAGATCCAGAGTAGAAAATCTTTGTCTTATTTCCTACAACCTCATTAAACTTACGCTGTTCCTCAAGAACATTCAAGTTAATGGTGACAGAGTTATGCATGATGTCCGCATCGTTCTCTCCAGTGAAAACAAAACCTGCACCACCCATATCAGCTGCAAATTGATAGATCTCATCAAAAGGAAGATGATACTTATCAGGAACAGACTCATAAAAGTTCCCATTGTCACCTTTGAATCGGATAACACGACGAACAAAATCTACATCACGAAGATCACCTGTGATGAATTCGTTTGCTTCAGATTTAGAAAACTCAGTATGCTTTAGGTCAACTCCACGAACCCAATATCCTTCTGCGCGTAGTCGTTTGACCATGTGACTTCCAATAAATCCACCAGCACCAAGCACCAGTGCTGTTTTTTTATATTCAGACATTATCTAAAAAGTTTCTTCTTATATATGATACTAAAAAAGACCCTTGCTGTCAAGGGTCTTTATAGGTCTTTGCAGGCTCGCCACTTGCTTTTTATCCTGAAGCAAGAAACAGGGCGGGAGTTATCCCATCCGCACCACTTGCTTTTAGAAGAAACAAGAAACTCAGAAACTCAGTTTTCTTTGCAATCTTTGGATTAGGTCCTCAACCTTAGTTTCAAGTGCTGCGAGTCTGTCTCCATCTACTTCTCCACCGCCACCTAGTGCTGCTTCAAGTTTCTGAAGTCTTTCTTCTACTTCGACATCATATTTTGACATCGATGCACCACTTGCAGACTTTGCTGCCGTTCCTTTTGTTGCCATGTTACTAATTAATTAACTCTGTGTTTATTTAGTTTTTATGAGGGTCAAATGACTCCACCAGTGCTGTTATAGTCCATCCGTGACTTCGGGATTGAAGGGGTTCCTTCACCGACCAGGGTTTTTAACGACTCTCCATGTCGGACGAAACTTCGTCTTTAATGTAACAAGGAACACGATCTGGATCTAGCCATTTCGTGTATTCAAAATCTTCTATAGCAGTCAGAAGTTGCATCTGATTGTCTAGAAGATACATGTCCTTATAACGCTTTGTCCAACTATCTGCTTTTTGAATACGGTAATCTGGCATACCATTGATTTCTAGTGTGCCAGACTCAACGTAACGATAAGGGAAGCGTTCTAGAAGAACCTTCACGCTACCTCCACAGATTCAAGATCAGCGGCAACTTGCTCAATCAGAATATCATAATCATCAAGGGGATCGCCAGAGAAGACGACTCCTTCATTTTCATAATAACGACGGACCTTTTTGAGAAGTTTCGGATTCTTCACATCCAGGAAGAAGTCACCATTTACAGCACCACGAAGGGTTTGAATGTCTTTCTTGAACTTACTAGTCAGTGTCATTGTTTTGTGTGTTGACCTTAGTATTATAAGGGTTTGACTCTGTTGAGTCAAGTGGATAGATTGGATTCTATCCTATGCAGGTTAAGGGAATTGAACCCTTCTTAGCCGCTTTATGAGAACGGAGCATTCAACCAGATTGCTAAACCTGCTCGTTTAGGAACTCTTCCCAACTATTACCATAGTGTAGCACATTATGGCAGTTGTGGCAGAGAAGGTCGCATTTATCGACTTCTTCTTTGATGAGTTCCCACTTACGATTTGCGAAACTTCTCCCATCAAGTTTTAACTCTTTTTGAGAAGGATCCCTATGATGAAAACATAAGGTTGCTGGTCTATCTTCACCGCAGGTTTGACATTTACCACCCTTATACTGCAAGGCTTTCCATTTATTGGAATAACCTCTTGCTTTTTGTTCGGTATAAGTGTTCCTATCTTTGATTATAGGATCATTTTTATACCTCCATTTTGCTCTACAAGATTCACTACACCATTTTTTAAGTGCTCCTTTTGTGATTCTTTCGTTAAGAATATCACATCCACAACCTTTGCATTTGGTAATTGTAGTAAACATAATGGTAAATGAAATAATACATACACCTATTTATACAATAAGTATATGTAATACGAGTGGGTGGATTTGAACCACCTCAAAGCCGCTAATCTGGCGGAAAAGGTTTATAAAACCTCTCTGACTACCAAGTCTCACTCGCTTTAATCGACAGTCCCTCAAGACCCTTCTTCATGGTCTGTGTACATGCGTATGAGTTCATCATCCGCAGGAACCATTATAGCATTATTGGTTCCATTTGTGATTCCTATATGTTCTCCTTCTTCAACTCTTGAAATCAATGAATCCCAGTTCTCTTGCCAGTATTCCACAGAATAAAAATCCATAGTTGTAGTATATATGGAATCGGAGTGATAGGATTCGAACCTACGGCCCCTGCTTCCCAAAAGCAGTGCTCTACCAAACTGAGCTACACTCCGTTAGTGCTTATCAACCATTGTGATAAGACCATGTGCATAGAAGAGAAGCAAGACTGATCCAAGTGCTGCTGAAATGAGTGAAGCAGTTTTATTATGCTTGTCCATAGCTTTTGCTATAGACTTATCAATCATTTCTTGAATTTCTTGTTCAGTCATTGCATCTTTCTACAAAGGAAGATTAGGGATTCGAACCCTAGAACGCTATTAACGTTATTAGTTTTCAAGACTAACGCCATCAACCACTCGGCCAATCTTCCGTCTTCTGTTTCTAGATTTATAAGTCTCTAGTTGACTGTCACAATTATGACATACAAACCTGAGATTGTCAAGTCTGTTATCATTATTTACACCATTAATATGGTCTAAAACCAGTGACATTGGTTTGCCCATCCATTCAGGAGGCATATTGCAGATTGCACACTTATATGGAATCATATTCTGATTAATTATTCTACGCTTCAAGTTGTGTCTTGCATAGGTAGAATTTTCAACAAATACTTCTGTATCTGTTTTTCTATCACCATATCCATTTCTTGGATTGTGTGCTCTTGCCATAAACCACTCGACCACTCTTCCTTGTAAAGGTATTTACCTGACTTCAAAGTCAAGTTTTCTTACCTTTCTATGTCTTCTCTCTTCCTGGTATGCCAGGTCTTGATTAGACAGGACACCTTTTTGTTTGGTTTCCTTGTTTGAGTTTAACATAACCACCTTGGTTAAGTCAACTGCTGTAATGTTGTCCTCTTTTACTGTTAGCATGTTTGGACAACCACAACATTGTGTCTTAGTAGAACTAACAATCTCCCTATTACAGGATTTACATCTGACTTTAAGCATTGGAACATGGTCCTCCTTATAGGAATGGGTGATGAGGGATTCGAACCCCCGACCAATAGAATGTAAATCTACTGCGCTACCGCTGCGCCAATCACCCAAGGCTGGGATAACAGGACTCGAACCTGTAACCTAGGAGTTAACAGCTCCTCGCACTGCCAATTGTGCTATATCCCATTGTTGAGACCATTTAAGTCTCAAGCGGATGAAGAGATTCGAACTCTCAACATTCTGCTTGGAAGGCAGATGCTCTACCGTTGAGCTACATCCGCAGGAGGGGTTAGTACTGGTGGGTGGAGGTGTACTAACCCCATGGAGAATAGGAGACTCGAACTCCTGACATTTTGCTTGCAAAGCAAACGCTACTACCAACTGAGCTAATTCCCCTGGAGCCTCTGACAGGATTTGAACCTGCGACCTGAGCTTTACAAAAGCCCTGCTCTACCACTGAGCTACGGAGGCATACACTGCACTTATCCGAATGCATTGTGTCATCAACACCTGGGGCATTTAAACCCAACATTCTGACAGTTTGACAATGGAGTAGGACAGGGATCCTCCCTGAACATCCAAAGGGGGTTGATTCCTAACTACAGGGTTTCGGTATATCCGAACCGCTAGGCACCTTTGGTTGGAACGTCTCAAGTTCCTTACGACTCAAGTAGGATTCGAACCTACGACCGACTGCTTAGAAGGCAGTTGCTCTAATCCACTGAGCTATTGAGTCAAGTCCTGGTTCCTATCGCCTCTGACCCTGAACCAGGAAGGGGGTCACAGCAGTGGTCTCTCAACCACCCTTATAATATAACCCATTTGGGTTTTGGTGTCAACTCCTGAACTGATTTGCTCCAGTCCCAGAGTTCCATCCACCAGGTCCCTCATGAAAGTTCTCTGAACCTCCAATTGGATCAAGAGCAAGAGTGGTTGCTTTGCCCTTGGTAGCAATATCATACATCACTTGATGGATATTGGCAACCTCTTTGTCAGGTGACTTATCTTCTTCTGCAGCAATAAGTTGCTCTTCTTGTTCCAATTGAGCACGAATTACTTCTTGCTTCTCAGTGAAGTTTGGTACAGGACCAAACCAGGGATCATCCTCAAGAAACAGAGGTGCAGGAACACCTAGATATGGATGCTCCATTTCATCACATTCAACTACTTCATTGTCAATAGAACACTCTACTTCTTCGTAGGTGCCTGCTTTCTTTTGAAGAAGTGAGGTTTGTGTTTCAACTATTTTTTTGATTGCTTTCAAGATCATGCCAGGACCATCTTTTTAGTGTAATCATATGCATAATGTTCTCTATATCCTTTAATGCCCCATCCCAACCAATAATAAGCAGGGACCATGTATTGAGAGACAGTACGACCTGCTCCCTCAAACTCAGGTAGATATCTTTGGAACACAGATTCATTAATCATGAATGCTGTTTGTCCCTCAAGTGTAGAGGGATCGTAACCATATTTAGCAGCAAATTTGCCAAGGTTATTATAGCGACCAATAGAAGTCCATTGAATCAAACCATAACCCCCACTGTAACACTTGTCATAGGCAACGCGAGCACCACCTTCACAGATGTTGGGATGGAAATTACTTTCTGATTTAATATTGCCCAGAATAGTTGCTAGTGCATTACGATCTGTGATTCTGGTTTTCTCTTGGAGTTGTGCAAGGACATACTTTTCATTGTCATTACAACCAGGACACTTCCAGGTCTTTTTTACCACTTCAATGGGGACTGCTTTCTCTTCATTAACACTCACATCAACAGAAGGAGGATTTTCAATCTCAGTAATTGTGGGATAAGCACAAGCAGCAGGAATGATTGATGCCAAAGCAAATGGTAAAATTTTAGTAAACATTTAATTAATAGAACTCAACATTCGTTTAGAAGTTTAACTCCTTACGACTCAAAATAATCCTTGCGATAGTACCTGCCAAGGATGTTGCTATTATAAAAGGCAGGGGTCCCATCTGTCAAGGGTTTTGTCAGGACATCATGAAGAAAGAGTTGGCGAGTCTCTTCATAGTTGACACGTCCAGGGGTTTTGTGTAGGGAGAGGATCTCTCTAGTAAAAGATTCCCTCCCAAACTGTTTAACATCTGCCTTAAGTTCATCAGAACTTCCGAAGTAGTTGCGCCAGTTGCTCTCAGTTGTAACTCTTCTCCTTCTGGTAGAATTATTATTAGCTCTAGGCTTTCGTTTTTGCCAGAAGTATTTTCTTCCGATGTACGAACGGTTGGTGGTGCTACAGGTAATCTTGTAAACAAAACCATAGTTGTCCCCAATAAGGCTCCCGTCAAAAGGGGAGCCCATATATTGCCAGGGATTGGGGTAGTCAGGATAGACCTTATCTTCTTCCAAGTCTTATTCTTCATATTCTTCAAATATGTAGTCATCATTTTTTTTAGATTCTATTCTAGACTTTTCATCCCAGGTTTTATCATGGGGAATAGGTTCTGTACCATATTCCCATGTATCATAATCATCTTCATTTCTAGGATCAGAGACTGAATCCTGCGAATGTGTCTTTTGTGACATCTTGTTTAATTCCTCCTACAACATAAGACTCAACTTCTGTCTCTTGTGGAGCAACCTGGAGTCCCTTGGAGGATATCCAGTGCTGAGTCCATGGGAGTGGATTGTTTTTAGCAGCAATGTCATAAACTGGCTTGAGACCAATTGCTTTCATTCTACGATTAGCTACCCATTCAACATATTTCTTGAGTAGAGTATCATTCAAACCAATCATAGAACCATCTTTGAACAAATAATCTGCCCATCTCTTTTCTTCATTGACTGCCTTATCAAACATAGCATAGACCCACTCCTCTTCCTCTTTAGCAATCTGCTTCATTTCAGGATCATCACCATCCCTCCACTTGTTGAGGATGTTCTGAGTGATAGCCAGATGCTGATTCTCATCCCTTGCAATCAGAGAGATGATCTTTGCTGAACCTTCCATGAGCTTGAGTTCACCAAAGGCGAAAGAACAAGCAAAACTAACGTAGAACCTAATACCCTCAAGAATGTTAACATTGGCAACTGCTCTGTACAGTTTTCTTTTGACATCTTTGAGTGACTCCTGTGCTGATGGAACTTGTTCTAAGGCATGAATCCATTCATTAGAGTTATCATATTGATGTGCTGCATTGATGAAGTCATCATATGATTCTGTTACACTCTTAGCACGCTCAAGAATTCTCTCATCTGAGATGATAGTATCAAAGACTTCAGATGGGTCTGAATAAACGTTCTTGATGATGTAAGTGTAAGAACGACTATGGATCATCTCCATAAATCCCCACACTTCCATACATGCTTCCAATTCAGGAAGAGAACAATAAGGAATGAATGCCATTCCTGGTCCCCTACCCTGAATAGAATCAAGCATAATCTGATACTTCAAGTTAGAAGTATAGATGTGCTTCTGTTCTGGACGCAGTGAATGATAATCACCACGATCTTTTTGAAGTGAGACCTCCTCAGGTCTCCAAAAATAACCAAGTTGCTGAGTTGTTAACTTTTCAAAAACAGGATACTTGTATGAATCATATCTTTGAATTCCCAATGGTTTTCCAAAAAACATGGGTTGTTTTTTGGTATTATGAGATTCTGGATTAAAAACAGTCATACCCCTTACAGGGGTTTTTGTAATATCACTCATTGGAGAAACCTTAAACTGCACAGGATTCACACTCTCCCTCCTCGGCTTGACTTAATTCTTCTAATAGATTATCTAGTTTTGACTTCTCTTCAACTACTTCATCAGTCTTGATGTCATAGGTGTTTTGATAATAAGAAGTCTTCCAACCATACTTATATGTAGTCAAAAGATCATTTGCCATTACAGAAACAGGCACCTCATTGTCAGGATAATTTTCTGGATTGTAACTCCAATTGCCAGATATGGCCTGATCAAAGAATTTCTGCATCACAGACACCACATTTATGTAACCTCTATTGTCAGGCATTTCCCACAAAAGGGTATAATGATTCTTCAGTGTAGCATACTGAGGAACAATTTGCTTAAGAGGCCCTTTCTTTGATTTCTTAATGGACAGGTAGTCTCTAGGGGGCTCAATTCCATTGGTTGCATTTGACACAACGGAGCTGCTCTCTGAAGGCATCTGTGCGGACAGTGTGCTGTGTCTGAGACCGTGCTCACTGATAGATGATCTAAGAGATTCCCAATCATGCACCAACTCCTGAGTGGTAATCTCATCAACTTCCTTCTTATATGTATCAATAGGAAGAATTCCATCAGCATACTTAGTGCGACCAAAGTATTCACAGTGACCTTTCTCTTTAGCAATCTGATTGGATGACTTCAGAAGGTAGTATTGGAAAGACTCAGAAAGACCATGAACAGCATCCCATGCTTCTTGTGATCCATAAGAATATCCTAGTTTTGCCAAATAGTGTGCCAGACCAATGAATCCCACTCCAAGGGATCTACGTGCCTTTGTAGCAACCTCTGCTGCCCTTACAGGATACTCTTGATAGTCAATGAGTTCTTCCAGACCCCTGACAGAAAGATCACAAAGTTCTTCCAGTTCTTTATCAGAATGAATCTTTCCAACATTTACAGCAGAGAGAATGCACAGAGCAATCTCACCAGGCATTTCCTCATCAATATGATTGATAGGATCTGTGGGCAGGGTGATCTCCTGACACAGGTTAGACATGTTCACCTTGTCTTTGAAAGAAGAATGACTGTTGCAGTGGTCAATGTTCATAATATAAACACGACCAGTCTCTGCTCTCTCCTTTAGAAGATCTAGGATAAGTTCTTGAGCCCCAATTTTCTTTCCAGGAATAGACTGATCCTGTTCGTAGCCCACATATAGTTCGTCAAAACTATCAGTTCCAAAAGCATCATAGAGACCTGGAACATCATGAGGAGAGAAGAGAGTAATTTCTTGATTCTTGATGAATCTTTCATAGAAGAGTTTAGAAATTTGGATGCTGTAATCGAGCTTTCTGACACGATTATCCTCTGTCCCTTTATTGTTTTTAAGTACAATGATATCCTCTATTTCTTGGTGCCAGATAGGAAAGTGAACTGTAGCAGAACCACCTCTGATGCCGTTTTGTGTACAGCATCGTACAGTTGATTCAAACTTTTTAAGGAAGGGGACAACGCCTGTGTGTTGTACCTCTCCACCTCTGATTTTAGAGTTGATGCCACGGATTCTGCCTGCGTTAATCCCGATTCCAGCCCTCTGTGCAACGTATCTGCCAATAGCCATATCAGAGCTAAAGATACTATCGAGGGTGTCATCAACATCAACGAGAACACAAGATGCAAATTGACGCAGTGGTGTCCTAACTCCTGCCATGATTGGCGTTGGGATGTTGATTTTGTGCTTGCTGATTGCATCATAGTATCTCTTTACGTATGATAGTCTGTTCTCTTTGGGGTAGTCCCTAAAGATAGTCAATGCAATCATGATATACATGAATTGTGGAGTCTCGTAAATTCTTCCAGAACTACGATCCTGCACTAGATATTTATCTGCTACCTGCCTGAGACCAGCATAAGTAAACAGAAAATCCCTATCATGATCAATAAATGTTTCTACCTTCTCAATTTCTTCAATTGAATACTTGGTAAAGATATCCTTATCATAGTTATTATCATAAGCACATTTGGTAATATGATCCTTCAAAGAAGGCAGTTCACGCATCTTACCATACAGTTGCTTTCTTAGAGAGAACAAAAGAAGGCGAGCAGCAACAAATTGATAGTTAGGATGCTCCAAATCAATCAAGTCAGAAGCACTCTTAATCAGAATCTCTTGAATCTCTGCTGTAGTGATGCCATCATAAAACTGAATGCCAGAGGTCATCTCAACTTGACTAGCAGAGACCCCTGCAAGACCCCTGGTTGCCTCTTCAACCATCAGATGCATCTTCTCCAAGTCAAGGGATTCAATTCTTCCATCCCTCTTTTTTACTTTTGTACCATTGCTCATATCTTTTTCCAGGTGTTAAATTTAAGTTTTGCTTCTAAACCAGAGTGTGTATTTGATTCTACCAATTGCTGAACATGATGTCCAGCTAGGACCATATCATTTATGTCCTTTTCCCTAATGTTGGATGGCCAAATGACAAGAGAA